TGAGTCTCTGTTGTTAGGTTTGTTTGAGCCGTTGTTAGGTTTTCATTAGCCGTTGTTAGGTTTTGATTAGCTGTTGTTAGAGTTTGATTAGCCTGATTAAGTGCATCAGCAGCTGCTTGGGCCGCAGATATCTGTTCTGGGGTAGCTGAGCTAGTACTAAAAGCGCTAGCGGGTACTACCTGCCAACCATTGCCCCTGTTCCACTGAAGCTGAACTCCAGCGCCACCACCATTTTCATAAAAATGTAAGGTAATTAATTTAGGGGTATTAGCAGTAAATGAAACTGGTTGGGAGATTGAGCCCCCACCACCTTTGTCATACCAGTCATTAATAACAAGAGTGTTATCAATATAGAGTTTTACCCCATCATCTGCAGGGGCATAGAATCTAATATTAGATGTGGTATCAGACGTAATCTGGCCTTGCCATTTAACTTGGAAGTCTTCTGGATAGGTATTGGCTGGTCCGCCACTACCCCACTGTTCATTAATACCATTAGTATCAGTTGTAACTAACTTTACTGTCCCAATCTCTACTGGGGGAGCATTGTTATAACCAATGTTCTGAGTAACAGTCATTGTTAAACCAGCTTGAGTATTGGTTGCAACAGCAGCATCTGCAGATGCTTTTGTTTCAGTTGCAGAATTTACAGAAGTTGTTGCCTCATTTACAGCTGTAGTAGCTGTTTGTACGTCCTCTTGTCTAGCAGCAACAGTTTCGGTAGCAGTTATTACTACAGCTTCTTGTTGTGTAACAGCTGTGGCTGCAGCAGCGGCTGTGGAGGTAGCGGATTCTACAGCCGCTGCGGCAGGTGCTATAAGTGCAGTAGCGCTTTCAGCCTGCTGCACTAATACTGTGGCTGTTTCTAAAGAAGATTGAGCCGCATTTATGGCAGTAGCAGCCTCACTTAGTTTTGTTGTTGCTGTAGAAACAGCCTCAACTACTGATGTGGTAGAAGCTACAGCTTGAGCCATCTGAGGGGTAGGAAGAAGAGTGGAAACCGCAGATTCAGCTCCACTAACAGCAGTGTTTACTGTTACAGTTGCACTATCAATCTTAGTCTGTATGGAGGTAGTTGTAGGTGTCTCAGGAGCTGGTGTACTTGTTGTTTCTCCCTGTTGTGTGGTTGATTGGTTGGTCGATGGCGTTCCGCTGGATGAAGTTACGGTTGGTACTTCAGCTGCACCACTTGAAGAAGGAGACGTCTGAGGCGAAAGAGTTGGTTCTGGAGTTACAGAAGGCGCAGGAGAACTGGTTACAACAGGAGTCTCGGAGGGCGCAGGAGTACTCGTTACTGTTGCTCCATCAACGGGAGCAGGGGAAATGACCTGTTGTTCTACAACAGGGTCGTCGGCGTAGGCAGATTGTTGCCCTAGTAAATAAAGAAATAATGTAAGGAATAGTGCTGCGAATAAACGCAGTGGAAGAATGTTATCTTCTCTCTCCTAATAGGTAATTCTATTGTATAAGATTTAAATAATTATTAGGGTCAAAGATGCTTACAGATTTAACTTTAAGAGCATCAAAATTATTTTTTGCGTGATGACCGCAAAACATTAACTCACCATTAAGAAAAGTAACGACAACTTGTGCAGCAGCGCTGCAAGCGTCACATCTGTCCTCCAGAGTCAGTTCCCGTTGAGGCGTCTGAACTACTATTGTCATTTTGCTCTCCTTCGGTTGTCTGTCCGTGATGTACAGTTCCACCACCAACTCCGCCCCAATAGGCGGGCCAATAAGGAACAACTATACCGCCAACTCGTAAACCTAGTTGGCTATTTAAGTTTACACGTTTGTGTTGGGAGTGTTTATTTTTTTTCTTTGTCATTATGTTCTTTCTCATAATGACGCAGCATTTCCTCTTGATTTTCTGGATTCCAAGAATACCAAGGGTCTTCCCCACCATCATATGGGTCTGGAATAATAGGTTTACGCTTAGGGTCGTGTGCTCTATCAGGCGCGGACATTATCGCCATCCTCATCATCTTCAGGTTTATGTGAATTCCAAAAACCAGAACTTTTTGTATACGGAGTTCCGTCTTTATGTTTAGGAGTTGCGGTTTCATCTCCACGAGTAAAACGCCAGCGTTGGTCACGTTCACTACCAGGCTCGTACGGGCTTGTAAACTGTTTTTCACTTCGTTTATCGATGTGGTCTTCAGCCATTATTTTTTGCCCTTCTTTGCACGAAATTCTTTTTTATTAGGTAATCCTAAATCTTTTGCAAGCTCTGAACGACCTTTTTTAGTATCAGTAGTTCTCCACTGTCCGCCTTCTACTTTATGAAGGCTTCGTTCTCCAGGAAGTGTTCCCGCTTCTCTTTCATTACTAGAAATTGCACTCATACGACTAGCAGCACCGCCAATAAAGCTAAGCGGTGTTGGGTGTGTTGCTTTAATTCTTTGTTTGCCAGCTGGAGCGCCTTCTACAGGAATGCCAGTTGCAGCAGTAATCTTTGGAACACCTTCACCAAGGTCAATTGTAGGAAGAGGACGAAATGGGTCGTTTTTTCTAAATTGACCCTCACCTTTAATTGTAGACATTACATTCCTCCTAAGTATTTCTTACGTTGTTCTGCAAAATTTGCCTGCCTTCCAGCAGCTTCTTTTACTTCTGGTGTTGCTTTTTCCATAGCTTCAGGATTTCTACGAGCTTGTAGGACTTGCCATTGAAACTCTTCTTCACGTTTAGATGCGGGGTCCTGATGACGATTAATCATTACTTACCCCTTTTTAATTTATAATCGTTTAAACTAGTTACATTTTTTGGTAAAGCTCTGTCTTCTGGAAGCTTACCTAAACTCTTTAATGTAGCAATCTCACTACCATCTACTTCAAAATTGCTTAAACTTGAAACTGGGCTTTTTAGTTTACGCAATGAGGACTCTAGCTTTCCAGGTTCGTAATCTAAAGACTGAGTAAAGGCTTTCATAGCCAATGGGAATTGGTCTTCCCCTTTTCTATAAATAGCCATTACTTTTCATTTTCTTTCTTGCCCGCACGACGTTTATTCTCTTTAGCGGTATTCTTGCTACGAGAGATGGCTCTTAGGTTGCCCTTGGAGTCATTATTGTGGTTGTTGTCCTTATGGTCAACAGTAACATCCTTAGATTTAATTTTGCCATTCTTTGACTCATAATCAGCACGAGCCTTGTTCTTTGATGTGGTAACCCATTTACCGCCTACCTTCTTCTTGTAGACGTAGATAGGGCGTCCGCCATTGGCGTCAGAACCTTTATAAGGACCAAACTTTTTTGTCTCTGCCATATTATGGTCTCACATCCGCAGAAGGCATCATTCCTCTTCCCATTCTACTTCCAGTACTCATACTAGGAAAAGTAGGTTTTACTGGTTGCATTGGGGTACGAGTAACGGGGGCTGAAGCGGAGAAAGAACCTCCACTACTACCAGATTTTTCAATAATATTATTTATTGGAGTTGCCTCTGAACCTGATGTTCCCATAATACGGTTAAGGCCTACACCACCGCCAGGAAATTGACTTGCATTTGGAAACATTAGCAGTCCCATGCCCTTCTTGCTTTATTTAAACGACTGTTTGGGTCTTTAGCAGCTTTAGGAAACTGCTTTGCTTGTCCAGCAGAACGTGCACAATAAGATTTACGTCGTGCAGCAGCTTTATCAGATTTTGCTGCTTGTTCTTTTTTTACAGGAGGTTTTAAATTATGACCTTCTTTTTTTGCGGAAGCACGGCCTTTAGCATTTAACCCACCATTTGGGTTTTGACCTTCTTTTCGTGTCCAAGCTGGAGACTTAGCCATTTTTCTTATGCCAATCTTTAGTTGCTTTAACGCCTTGCTTAATTGTCTTAGCGCCAGCTTTTTTAGTTAAGTTAATCTTATCGTACTTTCCAGTTTTACCAGCATGGTCAACAATAACATCACCCTTTTTATTTTTTTTAATGGTGTGCTTTTCTCCAGCAGCTTTTATTGTCTTAGACATTACTATCCTTTGTAAGAAGATTCCCAGTTATCTAGTGAACTTCCACCATTACCTGAACCAGTTCCGTCTTTGCGACCTTGAACCATGTTTGCAACACGTCCTTCAACGCCTGCAATTGCTCCACGCTTTGCTGCTTGACCTACTACAGAGCCGCCAACTCGTGCAATAACTGGTGCCAAACGTGCAAGTATTCCTCCTGCTGCTGCCATTTTTTACCTCGTCTTCTTATTGAGTGATTTGTTTAAAACATCAGACGCTTGTTCAGATACATTGTATCTTCCGTATGTTGGACGGGGGCCCGCAAACATACCGACATTGTTATTTCTAAACTCATTTACACGACTTCGCTTTGACGAAGGGGTTTTTTTGGTGGTTACACCCTTCTTAAACCCCGCACGTTCTGCACGGGACTTACCGAGGGCTGCGTCTTCCATTAGTCTACAATCTGGTCTCTGCACAGGCAATTACACTCATCAACAATGCAAAGACCGTGCTTAATTTCATGTTCACACTTTGTACAAAATCTAACTATTGTCATTCTTTTTATTTTCTCCCATCCAACCAGGACCTGCAATTAGTTTAGGTCCTTTACGTTCTGTGTGCGAGTTTCCAAGAGCAATTGCTTCATCCTCATGCTTTGTAAGCTCGGGGGAGTCTGGTTTTGCTTCTACACGCAAACCTTTACCAAGGACATCCTTAGTTACACGGAATACATCTAGGTTGATGACTCTTTTGGGGTCGCGGGCTCTATCTTTACTCATACGTAAAAGTATCCCTTATTTAGCTTTTATAGTAAGGACATACTCTGCATAAGCAATTAAAAGCATATCTATTAGCTGATTAGCGTTATCTGGGTGTTTTTCTTTAAAATGGAGTTTCCACGATATAGCGTCATATCTGAGTGAACCGCACCCATTATTTACATCAGCAATCAGAGTTTTGGCGCAGCGTTGTACTCGGCTAGGTACATCCATATTGTCTGCAAGCCAATCCATAAAGTTCATGGATGAAGAGTACTAAACGGGGGAGTCTAAAACCTCATCAACCGAATCATCAATTGTTCTGCTGTGTTCCCTAGAGCAGTTGCCGCATTCCTTGCACATTGGACAAGTCTAACGTATCCATGGGATGTAAATCTGCGCGAGGTACGTACCATGTGGTTGCGTTATATATAAACTCTGGTTTTTTGCACTCATGCCCGTAAGCCCAACCAAGTGCGACATATGGTGGCATTGTGTATGGCGGGGTTTCCATTTTGGTTCGAATTGCAAGTCCTCCACCAAGAAGTACGTAAATCTGGTCATCATCATCTCTACGTGTCATACGTAAGCGACCTCTGCTACTTTCCGAGGCGCAACATGGTGCGTTACACCCCTGTGGAAAGGTGTAGCGGACCTCAAAGCCATCTACATCTAGCTCTGTCTTAAACTTATTAACATGCGGGGTGAACTCTTTAATACCAATCATTCGGGCAAAGGCTAGCTCACTACCTGCACAGATGGTATGTTGCAGCATCTCCCAGTGGTCGCCTTCATAGTAGTTGACGTTACGTTCGGGTTGCCCAAACATCTCTGCTTGACGCTCGTAGCCAACTTGGCATACAAGGGCTACCTCTTCTACGGTAAGGGAGTACATCCACATATTAAAATCCTCTCTGGTGGCATTGAAGGGTAAGATA